TGATCTAGCCGCGGACATCTTAACTTTAGGCACCGAAAACTTCTCTAGAGAAATACTTTATTATTGCGCATCCAAGGCAGCATGTTCATACATCGAAGCCAGAGAACAGTTCAATAGAAAAGTATTGGAATCAGACGATTATTACAATGGACAAATCAGTGTACGTGTACACGGTAGTCACATCAAAAACAAAACACTTTAAAATCGATTACGACTCTGTGTTGGGTGCAATGGCCCAACCCCATTGAGGAACGGTGAAATACCCGGTCCGGACTTGGGCGTCAAAGGACAATGCTAACTTAAGGCAACAAATGGTTTGGGCTCTGTGAAAAAGATACACCCCATGCTTATAGGACTTCGATTTATTATGGGGTCACTAGGGTTCCGTTGATACGTGAAGCTAGAGTAAGGGGTACCGGTCAACCGCCTCTGCGTAAGCAATTACAATCTCTTGATAATAAAGGCTGCTACACTCAGATAATGCTGTAAAAACCTTTTCACCGTGCATACGGTGAATTGTGACTGCGTAATCTAGATAATACTAGATACATTAATTGTTCTAACAAATAAAAAAATTGATGAACGAAGTGAAATCAATAGACTTGCTAGCAAGTCTTTAATGTATGCGTTAACTTAGATTCAGTTAGAACTGATCTGGCCAATCACGAAACAGTGCATGTTGGATAGTATTGCAATCAACAAACTGATTGAAACTTTTGTGTTTGACTTCGAGCTCTCCTTCAAGTGGAGCAACTCGTTTAAATGCACTGTCCATCTGTGCCATGCCAGTGAACTCCATAAGTATCATCCACTCAGGCATGTCTGCAATACTACGGAATCCCATTTTACAACGAGTGATTCTGTAGCTTTCCATTTTGCCTTCGCTGATCAAATGATCAAAGAAACTTTTCATTCCGTTGACCCACTCAAGGTCTGTAAGGTCGCCTTCTTTGTTTGCCCAAATTGTATATACGTCTGCCATTTTAGTTTCTTTCTTTAAAATAATCTTGCATTGTGCCTTCGCGATGTAAATCACTTGTAACACAATGTATACCACCGTCCCAAAAATATCTATGTCTAAATGGAACTATGTGTGGTGTAATTCCGTATCTTTCTAATGCATCAAACACCTGTTTGTTGTAGTTAAACACCATTACATTTTTTGGATCAATTATCAACATGTTGACGTCAAACACAGTTTCTTCTACATACCCAGTCCAATGACCGAGCCACTGTTCCACAGTATTGACCACGTCTTGATCTTGCTCAAATCCTGGAATCCACCATTTACCCTTGTTTTTCATTTTAAGAGATAGGAACGGCGTAACTGCACTCCAGCTTTGCCCCGGCAAATAAACTACTTCCCACCCGGGAAATGTATCTGCATAAGTGGGAATATCTTGTAAGCTAATAATCAACCCCGGACACACTGGGCAGTATGTGCCGTCACTGTGACCGCCGGTGTCGACTATGTGGTTTCTTGTGTTAGGAAATTCTCTATTGATTATATTTTTGTATTCGGTGGTATCCTGATTGTATGTTTCGGTACCAAAATACAAATCTTTACCTATTCTTGAAATTTGTGCACCGTTGATTAGTGACGATTTGGTCAAATGTGGCTTTACTGTATTTCCTTGTTGACGTATTTTGTTATAAATTTTGTTATATTCAAATTCAGATGAAGAAGAAATATGAATATCAAGGTTGTGAACTTCATTGCATTCTTGTTGAATCCAATTTGGTAAAGTTTTAAATTCTTCAAGACTAGTACACTCTGGCCAAGACGTATCTTTTACTCCGTTATAAAACTTGGTAAAATTAAAACTGGAGTATTCGTAAAATACATCACCAAGCATAACAGTATAGTCTCTCGGAGTCATCGGCGGCTTCACGTATTTTCCGTTTACAAAAGAATTATCTGGTAAGTCGGGCCGCAATACCTCAACACCAAATTCTTCTAATTTCTTTATAATATTTTGGTAGTCTTCTTCTGTTTCGATTGCTATTTTTTCAAATAAACTGCGTACATGGGGAATAGTAATCCATGAATAAAATTCAGGTGGATAACTGCGTCCCACTACACATACTTTAAGCGGATCCCAGTGCTGATATACTGAATACATTATAGTGGTCCTAAAATTTCGAAGCCCTGCATGCTTTGTTTGTACAAGTGAGCTTGTTCCAAATACAAGTATTCAAAACCCCGCTCACGATATATTGCACACTCAGTTTGCAAACTTTCAATGCCGAGTCGCAGCTTAGGTGTTCGATAGTCCCATGCAAACTGAGCGCACAGTGCGTTCTTGCTGTCGTAACGTTCAATCAAGCTAAACGCTACTAATTCTCCGTTGTTGCGATATCCAATAACGTCTGTGTTGGGTGCTGTGTACCTACAATCAAATATAGGCATCACACTGGCAAAATGTCGATAGATACAGTAGCGTTTGTATATTTCGTTCAACTGATCTATATCAGGCTCTGTGATGTAATACCAATCGCACGTCTGCTCGTAACTGGTCTTACTTAGATCTATTCTGGCAAATTGATAACTCACCTTGGATCCTTTCTGTTGTTAAACAGCGCGGTCAAGTATTCTTCTGGCCATGTGTGATAAAATCCTTTGCTGGCCATTTGTTCTGCACTGTCATCAAGTTTGCTTAAACTTTGCACCAACGACAGTGCATACTTGCCTTGATTCATGCACACACCGTTGACTACTTCTGCTTCTGCAGGGTGATCTTCCAACACCAACAAATCTTTCCTGAGTAAAAATTCTTGGTTAGCATCTTCCAGTGCTTGATGAAAACGAGCATAAGGGAATTCTTCAGGATCGTATGCATAAATTATAACTTCGTACTTGCCCATGCCCCAACGACTGCAATTCTTTAGATCAAAATAAGGGTTGACTCCCACTAGAACATTAACTGTGCCGGACAAGCGAGCCTTGCGAGCAAACGGACACGGAGCCCAGCCTCCTAGTGCAGGATGCGGAACTTCTACAAAGTTCTCGGACCATGCCAGTATGTCTTGTTTTACTGTTGTCAAGTTTAACATTTTTTAAAAAAACGGCAAGCCGCTCTTTTTTGTGGTCTCTAAGTTATCAGCGATAATTTTTGAAATACTAGTACGCTCATCTGAGCTAAGATTCAATGCTGCTTCGTATGACAAACCGCCTCGCATGTACCAGACCATTTTCAACGCCTCTTGTTTGATTTCTCTACTTTCTTTTTCCATTTGGTCTACCCACTTGGAAATTTCGTCAGAGTCCAAGACTAAGAGGCGTCCTCGAAAAAACTTGTCATGTCCAATGTGATAGCTTGTTGATATTCTTTTTCACAGGCAGCACATTTCAATTTCATTGGTTGTATTTCGCCTTCTGCTTTGACATTGACAATATGATCCCGTATTTTTCCAAACAATCGCCGATCACAATTTTTCAACATGTCTTCGATAAATTCAGGTTCACTGACTAGTGCCGCCGGAGTTTTGACAGCGGCAATACTTTGTGCAATAGCACTTATTGTAATTTCAGTAATTTTTGTCAATGCCGCACTCAAAGCAGACATGCGCTGGTCGTCGGGCATGTCTGTTTCTGGCAACACTTGTAAAATCTTTTGTTCTTCAAACTGACGTTGGTTGTTGTCGTTTAAATTTTTGTACGTCATTGGTTTGAAGTAAATTTCAAGATCACCGTCGTGTATTGATTTTGAATAGTCTGGCGGCCGCATACGCTCCATCACTGTTCTAAGGTCTAACCCATAGTCTGCTTCGTGTTGACAATGAGGACAACTTGTTGAAATCTCCATAGTATGCCCATAACTGGCAATGCGAATAGCAACAAGAATAGTATCTACATCCATTGCAGGAATTGCCCATGGATCTTGTATGTTGGGTATACAACTTTTTATAACATTAACAACAGCATTGCCGTTGAACAATGCATCTGGTGTTCTGTATGTGATTTCGTCAATTGCAGTCATTGGATACACTGGCAACTCGTTGTTTGCAGGCATATTTAATGCTGCTTCGGGATAGTGTTGTCCGTTGCTGGGCAACTTGACATAAATTGCCGGTTGTCTAAAATATTGTGTTAACGGGTTAGTTGACATGCGATTTTCCTATATAAATATAGTTATGGTAAAATCTAACCCCGGCGAATAAAAATATGACACCCGAAGAACAAGAACAGCAACAACAGCTTAACGAATATAACCAAACACTGAGCAAAGCCAACAACGAACTTAACAAGTTTGGTAATGTTACCGCTGGCACTGCTGCCAAACTGTCGCAGTTTCAAACCAGTTTAACCAAAGACTTCAAAGCGCTTGGCAACAGCGGGATTAATTTAGGTAAACAGCTGAACCAAGGAGCAATCGGTGCTTCGGTGTTTAACGATTCAATTGGGTCAATGAGCGATGCTATAGGCGACTTGGTTGGGATGCTTCCGTATGTTGGTACTGTCCTTAAAACTATAGTCAAAGGTGCAAGCGAATACACACAAGCAGTAAACAAGCAAACAGATGCATTGTTTGAAAGTTATGAACAAATGTCCAAGATTGGCGCTGCTGGTGCAGGTGGCATACAATCTGTTTACGATAATCTAAAAAAACTCAACCTCGGCGTCAACGAGTTGGACAAGTTTGTGGCCATTGTTGGTGAAAATTCTTCAACATTGACCAGTTTTGGAAAAACAGTAGGTGGCGGACTTACTGAGTTTGCAAATGTTGCAAACTCATTACAGCAAGGTGATGTTGGCCGCCAGTTCCGGGAAATGGGTATCAGTGTTAATGACATCAACAAGGGCATTGCTGGCTTCATGAAAATGCAAACACTGACCGGTGGCCGCCAACGCATGTCCACAGACCAGTTGATTGCTGCATCACAAAACTATGTCAGAGAAGTAGATTTATTAGCTAAAATTACAGGTAAGAATAGAGCAGAGCAAGAAGCGTCCAGAGAAAGTGCAATGGCAGAGGAACGTTATGCTGCTTTCAAATACGAATTGCAACAACGTGCTGACATGGGTGACGAAGCAGCCAAGGCCCAAATCAAAGCCGCCGAAGGCACACAAATAATGCTTGATAAAATGGCTCCAGAAACACGAAAAGGTTTCTTAAATATTTTGTCTGGTAGTTTGAACAATCCAGAAGCACAGAAATTATTATTAACAATGCCCAATGCAGCAGCAGTTGCAGGCAAGAAAACATTCACAGAAGCTGAATTCCAAGCAGCCGCATTAAAAGACATTACTAAAAACTTGCAAGGCGGCGGATTACAGTTGGCCAAGATGGGTGCCAACAACGATACGTTCTTGTCAATTCAAGAACAAATGAAGTTAAAAGCATATCTCGAAAGTGGTACCTACGACGAAAGATTAGCACAAGCCAAAAAAGATCAAAAAATAACAGATGAAAATACCAAAGATGCAAGCAAAATACGTGACAATAACCGTACAGCACGTGACAGTCTCAATGATTTGATCAATGCGGGTATAGGGCCAGTCACCACTGCAATGAAAGGTATGTCAACTGCAACCGAAACTACAATTACAGCAATGGAAAAAATGGCCAACATGATGGGCGTTGAAACCAAGAAACGTAATGTAGCGCCCAGGCCATCAGGCGGTGGATCAATAACCCCAAAATCATCCAGGCCATCTGGCGGCGGAGCATCAGGTGGCAGCACACCAGATCTTTCTGGATTACCAATCAAAGGTGGGCCAGATGGCCAAGCAACAGCAGGCGGCGAATCAGATCAGCGTATTATTGCTCTTGCACATGCTATAAACGATAAATTAGGCGGAGACCTAACAAGATTCACTGGATTTAACGACAGATATCATCAGGGTCTGGACTACAACAGCGCACACAAAACTGGTCACGCACTGGACTTTACAATAAATGATCCATCAAAATCCAAAGAAATAGCAGAAATGGTTCGCGGCCTTCCTGGTGCAAAAAATGTTAAAGACGAGTATAGTAGGCCAAGTAGTAAAGCCACTGGCGGACACATCCATGCTGAAGTTTCTGGATACAAATTTGGCGGCATTGCAACTGGACCAGAATCTGGCTACGAAACTACATTACACGGTACAGAAGCAGTAGTACCGTTGCCCAATGGCAATAGCATACCAGTTGAAATGCAAGGCAACAGCGAACAAATGGGACTGATGTCAGCACAACTGTCAAGACTTGACGATATAGTGCGTGTGATGCAAAATCAGCTGGGTGTGTCACAGAAACTTTTACAGTACGCACAGTAACATGCGCTAAATATGTGTTGTATGTTAAAGGAAAATTTCAATGGCTGAATCAAACAACGGTAGAAACGGGCGCAATGGTGGGTGGCGCAAGTATTTTAAAATTGCCGACGGTGATGCCAACGGACAGCTAAGTCCTATTTCCGGAAACAAAGCCGACGGACTTCCTGGTTACGGCCGACAAACCAGCAGTGGCAACACAGGTTCTGCCAACGATTTTGCCTTTAGAAACTATGCCAGCCGTTTACCAGAAGTGTATTCAGGTCATCCCAACCGTGTTGAACGTTATAACCAGTACGAAAACATGGACATGGATTCAGAGATCAATGCATGCTTAGACATCATTGCAGAATTT